GGTGGCCAGGGGCGAGCCGCCCTCGGTGATGACCACCGTCGCCACCCCGTTGACGAAGGTCAGGGTGGTGGAGACGATGGTGGCGGTGCCGGTCCCCCCGCCGGTGTGGGCCACGGCGATGGAAACCCCGGAGGTCACGGCCCGGTTGTACCAGGTGTGGACTTCCCCGGCGGCGTTCTTCAGGGTGACGGTCACGGTGCGGTTGGCCGCGGAGCCGTGGCCCGTGGTCAGGGTGGCCGGGGAGATCACGAAGACCATCTGGTTCATGGCCGCCTGCTGGAGCATGTAGGTGGTATATTCCTGGAAGCCGGCGGCGGCAAAATATTGCTCCTGGGTCAGGAGGGCGGTCACGTGCCCGTTGGCGTCCGGGGTGACCACGCTGCCGTCGGGGCCGATGAACTGGGTGACGCCGGCCGGGGCCTTGAGGACCACGGTGGTGGTTTGCGCCATTGCCTGGGAAGCCGCCAGCAGCAGGACCAGAATAAGGCAAAATAAAGCGGCAAGTCTTTTCATCTTCTTTCTCCTTTTTTAAGTGATCAATGATTAGTAATCAGTAATCAGTAATCAGTAATCAGTAATCAGTAACCAGTAACCAGTTTTTGTTTTTGTTTTTGCCTTTACTGATCACTGGCCACTGACCACTGGCCTCTGATTACTGGCCACTGATAACTGAAAACTTTCTTTTGCTTTTGCCTTTACTGATTACTGTTTACTGTTTACTGATTACTCTTTCTCTCCCAGCTCCGGGATCACGTCGCACTCGCAGTTGGGGTGCGCCGGGGGTGCGTCGTCCCCGGAGGAAAAGTCCTGGTCCAGGGGGATCACGCCCTCGTCGGCGTTGCCGTTGCACTCGTCGTCCTGGGGGTGCTCCGAGCCCAGGATCCACTTCTTGCCGCTCACCAGGCCGCTGGCCCTGTAGGCCATCATGTTGCCCTGCACGTCGGCCTTGGCGATCTCGGTGCGGGCGATCATGTCGCAGCGCCCTGCCGAAAAGCCGAAATTATCCTGGAGGACGCCGCTCAGCCGGGCGGTGCTCCAGCCCTCCTGGACCGCCTGGGTGACGTCGGCCCGCAGGTAATCACGGGTCGACTCCTCGATCTTGGTCACCAGCTCCGCGGCCCGGTTTTCGGCCCACTCCACCGCCAGCTTGTTGACCTGGCTGGTGATGGCGGAGTCCTCGAAGTCGAGCTGGACAAAGGCCGCCAGGCCGCCGTTTTGGGCCGCCTGGGCCAGGATGGCGGCAACCTCCTTGCGGGTGGCGGCGATGCCGGCCAGGTCCAGGTCGGCCAGGAGCTTATCGATCTTTTCATCATCGTCAGTTTTCAGTAACCGGTGATCAGTAATCAGTGATTTTTCGCCGCCTTGGCCTTTTTTACTGGCCACTGGCCACTGATCACTGATAACTTTCTTCAGCCCCAGACCTTTGGCGAGGCTGGCCGCCGCGGCCGGCAGATCGGCCTCGAAAGCCTTTTGAAACAGCTTCTTGATGTCGGCCCGGGCCTGGGCCATGGGCGGCCGGTCTCTATCTATGGGCTCGATCTTCATTTTTTTTTTAGCGGCCTTATCCAGTTTTTTGCTTTTGTCTTTACTGGCCACTTCCGGTTCTTCGCCTTTGCCTTTTTCTTTGTCTTTGTCTTTACTGGCCACTGGCAACTGGTCACTGGCCACTTCCGCTTCTTTGCCTTTGCCTTTTTCTTTGTCTTTGTCTTTACTGGCCACTGGCAACTGGTCACTGGCCGCGTCCGGTCCTCCCGGCTCCGGCTGCTCCTTGCCGATGTCGTCCAGCAGCACCGGCCCGATGCCGGGGATGATGATGAAATTGGGGATGCCGTCGTCGTCCAGGCCCCGCTTGGTGCGTATCTCCCGGCGCGTGACGATGCCCGCGGCCACGTCCGAGGCGTCGATCGTGGCCTGGACGTCCGGGGCCACCGACTCTTCCTCCTGCCAGGCGAACTCCAGGTCGTAGAATCCCCAGTAGCGCCAGATGATGTAATCCATCAGGTCCTTGATCCACTGCATCAGGGGCTGCAGGCCCTCCTCCAGGGCGGTCTGCTGGACCGACTGGGCCACCGCCCGGTTCATCTGGCGCACGAAGGGGGTCGGAGGGAGAGAGTGGCAGTAGCAGACCACCCGGGCCAGCCATTCGTCGAACTCGTCCTTGAGGCCCTCCAGCTTGGGGAACAGGGGCTTGGCGCCGGAGGGCACGAAGATCATCCGCCGGCGCATGGCCAGGTTGCCGCTCAAGAGGGCGTCCCAGTAGCCCTGGAACTCCCCGATCTGCGCCGCCGACCATTCCTGGGGGCACTCGGCGAAGCCCTCGGGGATGCTGCCCTCCATGTAGAAGTTGAGCTGGAAGAGCTGGCGCCGCAGGGCGATGTTGACGATCATGATGGTCTGCTCCACCGGGGAGTAGCCGTAGAGCCTCCAGGAGCGGGGGTTGCGGGGGACGTAGACCAGCTCCTCGGCGGTGTATTCGGTGGCCGGGATGCCGTGGATGATCTGCTGGTAGGCCGGGGCCGGGGGCACCGGGGTGCGCCCGTTGCCGTCGATCACCAGCTTGATGGTGGCGCCGTCCACGATCTCCAGGGCGTAGAGCTTGTCGTTCAGGTTCTGGCGGGGGTAGATGGCCGGGGCGTCGATGACAAAAACATCTTCCATGAGCATCCTGAGCCAGGCCTGCCAGGAATGGAGCCGGTCGGGGAAGCGCAGAAAGGCCTCGATCTCCTGGACCCGCTTGTCGTCCGGGGCCACGTCGGCGCCCTCCTTGCCCCTTATGCTCGTCTTGAGCTTGACGAGCTGGTCCTTGCGGGTCTCGATGCACAGCCGGGTGATGTCGTGGGATTCCGCCAGGTTGCGCAGCAGCTCGAAGGGGAGGTAGCCGGCCCGGGGCTGGATGGTGAGGTTGTAGCCCACCGGGAAATCGTAGGCCCGGGCCGCGGCCTCAGGGGGCGCCTGGGGCTGGATGGGCACGGACGGCCCGAACCAGTCCTCGGACTGCTGGGGCGCCGGCAGGGTGCGCATGCCGCCGGCCGCCAGGTCGGCGAAGGCCGGGTCGATGGGCGTCCGCAGGGCCTGGGCCCTTTTCAGGATGCCGGTATCGGAGTCGCGTTCCATAGTGGTCAGTGGTCAGTGGTCAGTGATCAGTAATCAGTGGCCAGTAATCAGTGGCCAGTAATCAGTGGCCAGTAATCAGTAAAAGCAAAAACAAAAAGCAAAAAACCCAAAAAGTGGAAACTGATTACTGTTTACTGATTACTGTTTACTGTTTACTCTCCCAGGGCGGCCAGCTCCGCTTCCGCCTTCTCCTTGAGGACGCGCCCCAGCTCGATCTGGGCCTCCAGCCCCTGGATCCGCTCACGGAGCACCTCTTTCCGGAGTTCTTTAATCGTCCGGGTGGGGTCCTTCTGGCCCTCCAGTTCGGCGATGCGCTCCAGGAGCGCCTCCCTTTCCTCGACAGCCTTCTCGATAATCTCGATCAGATCTTCTTTGGTGACTGTCTTTTTAGCCATCGGCTCTCCCTCTTTCAGTAAACCAGTGATCAGTGATCAGTGGCCAGTGATCAGTAAAAGCAAAAACTGATTACTGGTTACTGATTACTGATTACTGATTACTGATTACTGGTTACTGGTTACTGCTCAGCCCGAGCCGTTCCCTTTCCAGCGCGGCCATGGCCTTCTGCTGCTTGGACTCCTGGGCGTGGGCCACCCAGGCTTCCGCCTCCGCCTCCGGCATTCCCGGCGGCGGATGGAGTTTCTCGTATTCCGTCTTGTAATAATCGAAGAGGCCCTGGCCGGCGCCGCCCTCCAGGAGGGAGATCGCCCCCTCCAGGGCGTCGGGGCCGTCGTCGTGCACCGTCTTGCTGGGGAAATAGAGGAGCTGCTCGATGAGCAGGTCCTGGTCGCCCCGGCCCGGGCAGAAGCGGATCTGCCCCCGCTCCACCCAGGAGGAGAGCCGCGAGATGCGGGTCTCCTTGTTGGCCTTCTGGGTGACGCCCCGGGACGGCAGGGTGATGTGGCGCTCCCGGCCCATCTGCTCCACCTCCCGCATCAGCAGCCGCTGGAAGAGGTTGTCTTCGATCCCCAGCAGCCAGTAGCGCCAGTCCTGGTGGCGGACGAACAGGGCCCGCAGGGCCTCGTCCAGGCTGTTCTTGCGGATGTAGGCGTCCAGGACGTAGTAGATCATCTCCTTGCAGTCCAGGCCCACGGTGAGGATGGCCTTGTAGTCGGCGCTCTCGTTGGTGCTGATGGAGGGGTCGAAGAAGCCGGAGACGACGAGCTCCTTGCCGGCGAGTTCCATCGGGTCATAGTAGCGCAGCCACTGCTCCTGGAAGACCCCGCCTTCGTTCACCGGGGCGTTCATCTTCTCCCGGTTGAAGGCGAGCGTCCCCATGGCCGCCTTCTGTTTGGCGAGCACGGCCAGGGGGAACTTGTCGGGCCAGAGGGCGGCGCCGTCGGGCTGGATGGCCCGGTAGAGGGTGCGGCGCCAGTTGGCGTAAGGCTCCTCCTCGGAGTGGATGGCGATGTAGAGGGCCGATTTGCGGGCCAGGATGGTGCCGATCCACAAGAGGCTGCCGTCGGTCTCCAGGGCCGGGTAGACCGCGCCGGTGACCCAGTCGAGGAGCTTGCGCACCAGCTCGGGGGAGCGCACGTTCTGGTCGTTTTCCATGTCGTCCAGGACGACCAGGTCGGGGCGGTGCTGCTTGTGCTTCAGGCCGCGCAGGCGCTGGCCCCGGCCCCGGGCCATGAGGCGGACGCCGTTCAGGGCGACGAAGTCGTTCACCGCCCAGTTGTCCCGCACCAGCTCCCCGAAATCGCACTTGAGCCGCTCGTTGTAGAGCAGCTCCAGGTAGAGGTAGCCGGTGAGGTCGCTGGCCAGGTCCTCGGTGTCGGAGCCCAGGATGATGAAATGGCGCAGCTTGTGGACGATCTGGTGCAGGGAATAGCCGAAGCTCACCAGGGTGGACTTGGCGAACCCCCGGGGGGCCGCGGTGACCGCGGGGGTCACCACCTCACCTATGCCGGGGCGCCGGTCCACCTGGGCGATGAGGTCGTGGTGGAAGGGGGCCGGGGGCTCGTTGAAGTAGTGGGGCAGGTAGGTCTCGAAAAAATAGAAATGGTCGGTGCGGCTGCGGGCGCGGCGGGCCTGTTTGGCGGCCTCGGAGACGTCGGCGAAGGCCGCGACCTCCCGGAACAGGCGCCCCAGGATCTCGTCGGCCCGGGCCTGGAACTCCTTCTTGGTGAACTTCTTTTTGAGGGTCAGTTCGTCCATATCAGTGATCAGTGATCAGTAATCAGTAATCAGTAAAGGCAAAAACCAGGGCAACGCGGCCACTGATTACTGTTTACTGATAACTGATCACTTTCTCATTTAGTAATCTGGTCGAAGATCATGATCACCCGGGCATTGGCCGGGGTGGCCAGGGTGCAGTCGCTGGCCGCGATATAGGGATAGCAGACGCGGCCGTGAAAGCCGCTGTCGGCCAGCCCCCCGCCCAGGATATCCTTGCCGTGAAATATTTCCGGGCCGGTAGGTGAATAATTCCGGACCACTAAAACGTCGTTGACCGCGCTGGGGAAAAACTTGATGGCGACCAGGCCGGCGCCGTTGGGCATCTTGCCGTCAGCCATGCCGTTCCAATCAGTGGAGCCGTCTAAAATTATGCTGATATAGAGGCCGCCGGTGGAGATGGTCGTGGCATTGGCCGCCCAGGCGGCAGAAAAAAAGGCAGAGAGGAACAAAATGCCAAATATGGAAATTATTTTTTTCATGGCGATCTCCTTTTACAATTATCGGTCAGTTGCTTAACCCCAGGCCCAGGGTCAGTCCTCCTTTCCCCCCGCCGGCAGGGCTTTCATAAGCCCCTATCGCCGGGTTAGCGCTGGGCGGAAAGGGAACGGCCCAACCAAGATAATCAGCAGTCAGGCCCACATTTGTCCCGGCGTTCCGGCAAGGAGACGCCTGCGCTATTTTCAGGCTCGCGGCGCTGGCCGGATTCACATTGACCGCCTGATAAGTCTTCCCGTTGGTGGCCGGGTTGCTGCCGCCGCTGGCGTGGATGTAGACGTAAGTGCCGTCCCAGTACCAGCTACCGGCGTTGGCCTCGACGTTGGCGATGGAGGATTGGGCAGTCAATACTGCACCATTCTCGGTGATTGCATCACAGTAGGCAGATGCAACCTGATAAGTATAATAATACTGAATGGAATAAGTAACACTCAGGTAGGGGCAAAAATATCCATTGCCGATAGTCATAAGACAGCCAGCAAAACTCCGACTAACCCCATCATTGGTTGTTGTGTGTTGTAGAACCCACCCATAATTAGGATTGATGGAATTAATAATATTCTGAATATCAGTTACTAATTGGGAACCACCGCCAGAATATATAACACCAGATCCGCCATTGCTTAATGTGCAAGTAGTGGATGCAGATTCATCAGTCCCACTACCCATAGCTCCACCAGTAGTCCAGCTATTAGTGCCATTGTAAGTATTCCAAGTAGCACTGGAAGTCCAATTGTCCAGACACCTTTTTACCGTTATTGTATCCGTGCTGCCAGCCTGCACCGCATTTAGGTAAAGTGTTGCCGATGTTATGGTCTTGCCGGACAAGTTGCTTATCCCCGTAAATTTTATCAACCCATTCCACCAGTTACCCGCCGATGGCGCATCAACAGTGATACTATTATTACCACTATAAGAATAAGCTGGGTCATTTTCCCTTAACTCTGTGTCAGTCTCCCCAGAATAGGTATTTGCGGTGCCATTCCCATAGCTGGCAGAGTTTTGGCCGATAGTTGCACTTCCGGAACCCGCAGTTAATGACCAGCCAGATAATGTTAAAGGAGTATATCCGACAAATTCGGGATACGTAGTCAGAGAATGAGTATCCAGACCTTGCCCTTGCCAACTTGCGAAGGTGCAGGGGGAGTTGTTATATTGGCAGACGTTCGCCAGCACTGGGTAAATATCGTTATAGTCGGAGACGTTGTGGCCGATGGTGGAGGACATGTTCAGGGGATAGGGGCCGCAATCCAGGAAGATATTATTCTTGACGGTGAAATAATCTCCGCCATTCCAGTAAGCACCCCCAGCGCAATTTACTGCCGTGTTATTTTCAACCACGCTGGGAGTAGTTGACCATTGGCTGGCATGAAGATTGAAGGCCCCGCCGGGGCAATTAACCAGGAGGTTATAAGTAAATTGATAACTGTTCAGGTTGGAACCGCCGCCGCCCGCCGCTATTGCTGCCCCACTTGGGCCGGTAAGGTCATGGATATAGTTTCTATTTACTGTATTGCCGGTGGCCGGAAAATTACCTCCAGTCCATAAATCAATCCCGCAGCCACTAACCATGCCGGAGATTTCATTGCCCTGGATCAAGGCGTTCTGCATATTCTGGCAGGATATCCCGTCGGAGTCAAAGCCGGTAGCCCCGCCACCGCCGCCTGGTATCTGATTTGTATGGAGAAACTTGCAGCCGATAACTGAGCACCACAGATTAGACCCCTCACCATTGTTGTTGTCATCTTGACCTGCAAAGTAGATATTATCGGCACAATAATTCCAGGTGCTACCGGTTATGCTAACATGGGTATTGGGAACAGCCGCTTGAACAAAAGCAAGGTGGGCACTAAGCGTTACAGTTGCAGGGGTTGTTCTGCCAATTATGGCCAAAGTATAGGGTGGAGTTGATGCGGCCTCCTGCATGGCCCAAACAACATTAGCCTGAGAACTACCGTTAATCGCCGCCAGCAGTGCGGTGCTTATTGTCTGTGCACTGTCAAGTGCCCCGGAAGTATAGGAACAGGCAATCCCATTTACGGTTATCGTATAAGTGGTTAATCCGACAGCAGTTATGGCTATGCCCTGGCCATGAGCATATAAATAAATCCCGACTCCGAGATTATTGAAATTACAACCTTGGAAATTAATATAATTGCAGCCCCCACCTCCTGTGGAATTAAAAGCGTAGCCTGACCCAAAGAAAGCCAGGTTCTGAAAGTTAAAATAGTTTATCGGGTTACCTGGGCCTCCATTGTAGAGTGGAAAACAATCATCGGCCCCAACCCCGTTAATGCGAATCTCGTGATTAATCGGAGTACCAGTAGTCGGTTTGTAATAAAGAGTTCCTGAGCCGTTATAGAACCAACGGGGAGTCGCCGTAGAGCTATTGGCGGCTGTCGCCAGGGTGTCGTCAGTAGCCGCCGCAATTAATAATCTGTCCTCCAAGACCATACAGCTGACGTTAGTTACCCATCCTCCACCAGCTACGCCGGGGGGTGACTGACTGCCAATAGCAAGAGAATAGATGCCACCCCCCAAACTGGTCCATCCGGAATTGGTAATTACCATTGAAGTAGTAAAGGTGGGTTGTGTGCCGGTGCCGTAACTGCCAAAGGTAATGGGAAGGCCCGCAGTGCCGTTGATATACTCTACACTTGCGCCCTGTCCAGGATAAAGCCCCGTCGTGCCGCAAGCGTAGAGGACCGAATCACCAGCCGAAGGCGCAATTTGGGGGCCGGTCTTCCAGGGAGTTGACTGGCTCTGGGCCTGGGTGGAAGTGTTTGAATCGTTGCCGGTGTCGGCGTTGATGTAATAAGTAGGGTCGGCGGCCTAGTGGACCATCTGCGCCAGATAAGCAGGAAGGAGTTTCCCGGCGTACCGGTCTATGGGCCAGGAGGCCCGCCAGCCGAAGTGCAGCGTCACCAGCAGCCCGATCAGGCCGAGGTAGGATAGAGTATAGATGAGGGCGAGCTTGATGGTTTTGCTCATCGGGCTTCCATTTTGATCCCAGTTATCAGTAATCAGTAATCAGTGATCAGTAAAGGCCAAAACTGATTACTGATTACTGATTACTATCTTTTCAAATAATCCTCATAGACCGCTAACCCTGGACCACCAGATTGTTGATAAAGGCCACTGCCTGGGGGTTAGACAGTATAGGCGCCAGAAGAGGGCAAGCAGCGCCCAGATCGGTGAGAGCAGCTTGTACTTGCGCCGCAGTGACTGGTTGGTTATTGGCCAGGGCAGCCAATAGATCAATCAGGTCATCAGATGCCTTCATAGCCGGCAGTAAGATATTGACCTGGGCTGCTGCAAGGTTAAAACCCAACACCGCCATTACCATTGTGGCCACTTGAGCAAATATAGCAGAGTTTGACTCAGCCTCATCTGACAGGGTTTTTAGACATGTCAGAATAGAAGCAAAAGGGGCCAACATTGTAGAAAGAACATTCTGTGTCGCCATTTTCATTTCCTCCAGTTGGGTTAATAGTTATCAGTTATCAGTTATCAGTAATCAGTGGCCGCGTTGCCTTCGTTTGTGCCTTTACTGATCACTGGTTACTGGTTACTGGTTACTGATCACTGGTTACTGGTTACTGATCACTGGTTACTGGTTACTGGTTACTGGTTACTGGTTACTCCAAACTCGCGAACCAGCCCCGGATGCGCTCGCTGTGCATCTGCAGCTCGCCCGCCGAGATCTCCTCCCCCTTGAGGAAGTCGGTGTAGCGCCGCATCACCTCCACCGCCATCACCCTGATGTCGGCCCCCTGGCGCTCCACGCCCTTGATGGCCGCCACCGCCTTGTTGATGGCGTCGAAGGTGGCGTTGTCCAGGATGCCGTCCTCGGCATTGGCCTCCAGGCGTTTGAGGTAGACATGCAGGCTGGCCCGCATGAGCTCCGCCAGGTCCCGGGGCGACGTTTGGTGCGCCCGCCGTTTTTCGTCCCAGCCGCCCTTGATCTTCCATTTGTAGAGCGTGTTCTCGCAGGGCGGCAGCGCCCCGGCGATCTCCTTGATCGTCAGGTTCTGGCGGACGAACAGGTTCTCGGCCTCGGCGAACCAGGCCGCTTCCTTCTCACCAGACATAGACGCCCACTTTTTTCAGCTCGGCCCGGAGCGGCCGGGCCTCCGCCAGCAGATCGACGAGGGTCTTGGCCGACAGCAGGATCTCGTCCTCCTTGATGTCGTCCAGGGCGCCGGGCAGCAGCATGATCGAAGCCCGCTGCAGGGTGGCGCACTTGAGCGAGATCTCGATCAATAGCTCTCGGTAGCGCGACTCTTTAGCGGCTAAAGCGCCTTTTTGGGCCATAGCCAGGAGCTGGTCTTGTTCCATCAATGGCATCTCCAGTAGGAAATGAGCAGCGTCAGCAGATAATAAGCCGTCATGCCGACGATAAAAACGCCGGTGTAGATCCCGATATTGCGCCACTTATTGCTCAGAACATCCTTTTCCAACCGCCACAGGGCGCATTCCTTCGAGCCGTCATGCCGCTTGATGCAGGGGCAATTCGCCTCGGCCTCGGCTTTTTTTTCCAATTTCAGGATCTTCGCCCGGTGCTCATCGAGGCTGCCTTTGAGTGCGGCGATGGAGGCGTCGTCGTCCCCGGCCAGGGCGTAATAGATCCTTTCCAGGAGAAAGCGGACGTCATTCTCCTTATCCGCCGGGATATCGGCAAAGGGTGAGCGCCGCTGCGGCATTTATGCCACCTTTTTCAGTGATCAGTAATCAGTAATCAGTAATCAGTGATCAGTAATCAGTAATCAGTGATCAGTAAAGGCAAAAACTGATTACTGTTTACTGTTTACTGATTACTTTCCTTGGTGCTGTTGGTCAGCACCAGGCCGCCGCCCAGGGCGAAGCCGCAGACGGCCATCCAGGTCTGGAGATCAATCGCCTTGAAAATCAGGGCCACGGTGGCGGCGATGGCCACGCCCCCCATCACCGTCGTTTTCAGATCGCCTTTGATGCCGCTCAGATCCATGTCCATCTCCCAGTAATCAGTGATCAGTGGCCAGTGATCAGTGGCCAGTGATCAGTAACCAGTGATCAGTAAAGGCCAAAACTGATTACTGTTTACTGATTACTGATCACTTTTCATTCGTGCAAATCCCCGGGACGCCTGGTGGGGCGGTTAGGCGCTTCAGGCGCCCGGGGCGAGACCAAAGGGGTCTTTTCAATCTATTTAAGCACAAATGCAAGAACTTTGTTGGCCGCTATACCCGCTATGCCCGTTAAAGTTGCATCAGGTCAAAAAAAATGGCCCCGGAGGGGCCAGTGATCAGGGGCCAGTGGTCAGTGGCCAGTGATCAGTAAAGGCAAAAACTGATTACTGATTACTGATTACTGATTACTGATTACTGATTACTGGTCACTATCCTGGTTGAGGCTCTCCAGATAATCCCGCAGGGCCGACTCGGGGATCAGCCACTTGCGGCGCCCCGTCTTGATCCCCCGGAGAAGCTGCCCCCGGCAGAGACGCCGGATGGTGCTCTCGTCGCAGTTCAGCCGCGCCGCCGCCTGGTCGGTCCGCAATAACCTCACCTGCTGCCCCGCCGCCGCCACTCCCGGATGCCAGTTGCTCATGTTTTCCCCCTTGCAAGGCAAGTAATCAGTGAACAGTAATCAGTGAACAGTGATCAGTAATCAGTTTAAAGAGATTTTGTCGTTGCTTTTGCCTTTACTGATTACTGGCCACTGATAACTGATTACTATCCTTTAACCACCCAGACCCTGGCCCTTTTGAGCCCGAAGGCCCAGCACTCCTTCACCGTCGCCCGGTGGATGTCGACCCGGGGATGCCGCCATTGGGGGGGCATCAGGTCGTCGAACACGAAGACGCCCACGCCCTCCACCACGATGCGGGTCCCGAAGCGATAATCATAGGTCCCTCGGCCGCACTTGAGTCCCAGCTGCCGGGCCAGGGGCCGGGAGAGCGCCAGGCAGCCGACGTACACCCTCTTGCCGCTGGTGGTCTTATTCCCCGCCAGGCAGTAAGCGGTTATCGTAGCAGTAATCAGTAAACAGTTATCAGTAATCAGTGGTTTCCCCGTGCCTTTGCTTTTACTGATCACTGGCCACTGATTACTGATCACTGGTCCCTCACTGATCACTGGCCACTGATTACTGATTACTGGCTGCACCGCCCCCTGGATGCTCAGCATGGCATACAGCAGCGCCGCCGCCATCAAACCTGGATCTCCAGGGCCGCCAGGGTGGCGGGGCCGCACTCGCCGTCCACCACCAGGCCGCCGTGCCCCTTCTGGAAGTCCGCCACCGCGGCCGCGGTCTCGGGGCCGTAGACCCAATCGGTCTTGCCGGTGGGCAGGTAGCCCAAGTTCTTCAGGCGGCACTGGATATCAAAGACCTCCTTCCCCCGCATCAGGGAGGGCCCGAGACGCCAGACCCCGCCGGCCGGGGGCGCCAATGGGAGAGACTGGGGCCGCGGCCCGTAATCGACCCCGGGCACCAGGATGCCGGTGGACCAGCGCCGCCCGTGCAGGGTGCTGAAAATCGTGCCCAGGCGGGTGCAGTTCGCCTCGATGGTGCCCCCTTTGCCGTCCGAGAGCACGATGTGATGCTCGGCATCCCCCTGCACGAAGCGCAGCACCGCGGCCCCGGGGATGGCCGCGGCCAGGGCCGGGCTGATCATGATGCCTTTGGCCAGGACGTCCCGCTCCCAATAGACGGTGCCCCCGTAGCAGCGGCCGGGATCTGCCGCGTTGTCCTCGCAGCCGTAGATGACGCCGCCGCCCTGGTAGACCATGGCCGAGACGAACTTGCTGCAGTCCCAGGGCCCGGGGCCGGTGTGGTTGACGGGCGTCAGGGCCCCGAAGACGTAGGTGTCGTTGGCCTCGGCGTGGGGCCGGGCCACTGTTAGGATATCCTGTCCGGTTTTCATCGCATCCTCCGTTTTAAGTGATCGGTGATCAGTGGCCAGTGCCCAGTTATCAGTGATCAGTGGCCAGTAATCAGTGATCAGTAACCAGTGACCAGTAAAGGCCAAAACTGATTACTGATTACTGATCACTTTCCTTTCCGCCATGGCCTTCAGCCCGTTCAGCACCTTCTGGGCCTGCTCCAGGGTGAGCCATTCCGGCGCGGCCGCGTGGAAGCGCCGCCGCAGGAATCGCCGCAGGTTGCCCTCGCGCTCCTGGGGCGCGGCCACGCTGAGAAGATCCCAGCGCCTGCGGATCTCAGCGAGCTGCTCCGCCGTGGGCCGCCCCTTCCTTGCCTTTGCCTTTGACTTTACTGATAACTGGCCACTGGCCACTGATGACTTCCCCAGGCACTCCTCCAGGTGCTCGATCACCATCACCGCCCTGGCGAAGGTCAGCTCCGAGCTGCTCTTGACCCGGAATCCCCCCAGCATCTCCCGGTAGGCCCCGTCATCGTCCCCGAAGAGCTGCCGGCGCAGCACCTGGATCTTCACCTGCTGGGGGCGGCTTAGTGGCCGTTTCCCGTTTTCGGTTTTCATTTTTAGTTACCCGTGATCAGTGATCAGTGATCAGTGATCAGTGATCAGTAACCAGTGGTTTTCCGTTGCCTTTGCTTTTACTGATTACTGGCAACTGATTACTGATAACTGTCTTCATTGCCTCCGCTGATATTTCGGGTCCAGCAGGGACGGCACGATGATGCGCCGCTGCGCCTGCGCCGCCTGGGCCGCTTCCCACTCCTGCCGGATCATGCCGGCAAAGAGCGCCTGGGCGTGGGCCAACATTTCCAGGGAAATGTGGAGGGGAATGGGATAATTCAGGTAATATCCCCCCTGCTTGTCCACGACGACGGTGAGGGTGGCCCCCCTGTCCTCCGGCGCCGGCAGGCCGTCGGGGCCCAGTTGAAGCGGCTTTTCTTTCGGCTCTGGCTCTTCTTGGCTCATGCGATCTCCCTCCTTTTTTCAGTAAGCAGTAATCAGTAATCAGTAATCAGTAATCAGTTTTTGCTCTTTTGACTTTGCCTTGGTTTTTGCTTTGCTTTTACTGATTACTGGCCACTGATAACTGTTTACTTTACTTTGCTTTTGCCTTTACTGATCACTGGCCACTGATTACTGATCACTTCCCCTATGCCGCCTCCTTGATCTTTTCCCAGTTGACGTCGTAGCCGAAGACATCCTTGACCTGCCGACGGACGCCCAACTGGAGCAGGGTCGCGTCATCCAGGTCTTTCAGCTTCTCCTTGTCGGGTATTTCCTGCACCCGGAAATACGCAAATAATCCCAGGTTCTTGAGCGATTGGAGGCAACCTTCCAGGCTCCGAATGACAATCTTGGTCGATTGCCGGAAACTCACGGTGCCGAAATTGAGGACCCGGCTTTTGCCCTTCATTTCATCCTTGTGATCCTCGCAGAAGGCCGCCAACTGCAATGCCAGGGCGCTGCGTTTAGCCGTCAGGGGTTTTGTCTTATCCAGGGTGCGGGACGTGGCGCAGGCGATCTCATCTCCCAGGTCCGCCTCATGCCGGGCGATCAGCCGCTCATAGGTGCCGATGCTCCGCAAGGCCTCGTCCGCCTCCTCCCAGCTCTTCAATCCGCTCTCAACTCTTTTCCGCGCCATGTCTCGCCTCCTCGAAATAGGGCTTGAAGATATCCTCGTCCAGCCGCAGCATCAGGGCGCTGCAGGCGACGCAGAGGGCGGTGGCGTCGTCCAGCCCGGCCACGCGCTCGTCCCGGGTCCCGCACTCCACGCATCGGTATTCATAGATCGGCATCGCCACTCTCCTTTGAGTTCAGTGATCAGTGATCAGTGATCAGTGACCAGTAAAGGCCAAAACTGATTACTGTTTACTGATTACTGTTTACTGCTTATTCCAACCCCATAGCGTTGGCCACCGCCCGCGTCATGCCGCGCTTTTTCGCCCGGTAGCGGGCGGTGCTGGCGCAACTTTGCGCCGGTTTTATCCTGGTCTGCTCCAGCAGGTGGTCGAAGCACACCGTCGCCTTTTTGTAAGCCGGCGCCCCGCAGACCAGGCAAGCAGGCGCGGGCGCCGGGGCCTGCGGCTTGGGCCGCCGGCCTGTTTCCGCCTTTGCCTTTACTGGCAACTGGTTACTGGCAACTGGCAACTTTTCTTTGTCTTTACTGGCAACTGGCAACTGGCAACTGGTAACTTCCTCCAATTTTAAAGCCCAGGTCAGGCAAGCGAGGCAGCTTTTCCAGGAGGAATACAGCGGCCAGCCCTGTTCCTGCCGCTCCAGCGCCTCCAGATAATTGCCCCGGCATTGCCGCGCCGAGAGCTGGATCTCCTTGCCCATGCGGGAGCAACTCACCAATCCGTTCATATCCTTTGCTCCTCTTAGTTCAGTGATCAGTGACCAGTTATCAGTGACCAGTAAAGGCCAAAACTGATTACTGTTTACTGCTTACTGCTTACTGCTTTCTTCTAATTGCAGCTGCCCCAGCAGCTCCGGCAGGCCGATGCGCATCATCTTGGCGGCCTGGGAGAGCGAGGTCAGGCCCCGGCGCTGGTGCCGGGCCGCGAACTCGGAGAGCTCCTCCGGGGTCTCCGCCAGGTAGTAGCCGGGCTCGTATTTTTCGCAGGTGGAGCAGATGGGGTGGCCCAGGCGCCGCAGCTTGCGGATCAGCACCCTGAGCGCCGAGGTGTCGTTGATGCGGTGAGCGCAGGGCAACTTGTAAACCTTGCGCCACAGTTCAGCCATGCCGATGCGGCGGGGATACCCCCGGTGCCACTCCATCACCTCCAGCAGCCGCTCCGCTAATGCTTCAGCCATAATGACCCCCTCTCTAAACGCAGGCGCCGCAGCCGCCAGCGCCGCAGCCAGCCGCGGCCCAGCAGCGCCAGGCCGTAAAGGCCGTAGAGCGCCAGGACTCCGATGAGCAGAACCAGACACTCCTCCAGGATATCGCTTGCCATCGTCCCCCCCTGTTCCAGTTGCCAGTGATCAGTGGCCAGTGATCAGTGATCAGTGATCAGTGATCAGTGATCAGTAATCAGTGGCCGCGTTGCCTTTGCTTTTACTGATAACTGGCAACTGATTACTGATAACTTTCCTCAAATGCTCCCCCTCCGGCTCGTACATGCGCCGGCAGCCCTCCTCGAAGCAGCGCCGTAGCTTGTGCAGGCTCTTCCAGCGGTCCCAGGACCAGCAGTAGAAGCGGCTGCGCTCGGCGTTAACCACGATCCGCTGGTTCCCCATGATCCTTGCTCCCCCAAAACTTGCAAAGGTAGTTCGGCAGGACATAAAATGGTTCCGCCCACCTGACGCATTCCCGTCTCGGGTCCCGGTCGTCGGGCCTTAATTTCCCGTAATATCCGGGCTTCAACGGCGCTTTCGCGCGCCGATAATGCTTGCAATTAAGGCAACGCTCGCTCATTTTTCTGACCCCTTCCTGCGGCCTTCCGCCCTTCTATTCCAGACCGGGGCGCACTCCTGCTCCCGGCCCGGGAGCATCCTGAAAAACAGGGTGTGAAACTCTGCCCCCGCGTGGACCACCAGCTCGCGCCCCTCCAGAAATTCGGCGTATTTCTTGGCGTAGTCGAGGGAGCAGCCGGCCAGCCGGGCCAGGTCGGCGAAGCACCAGGCCTCGGCCTTCCGGGCCTTGAGAACGATGGCGCGCCAGAGCTTCTCCTGCACCCCGTGCCTCCTGCGCTCCAGGCGGTAAAGGGGAGGGCCCGCCAGCAGGCTCACCTGGCCCGATTTCAGCATGGCCCAGAGGATGTTGCGCACCCGGGCCCGGCCCTGCCAGTCCGCCACCGGGATATCCAGGGCCCGGCAAACGTCCTGCAGGCTCGCCAGGCGCTGGGCCGCCAGCGCCCCCTTGACCGCTTCGGCGGAGATTTCCATGTTCATTTAAATCCCCAATCCTCTTGGAATGTCGGTCTATCTACCCAATTCCCATGCTGATCCATAACTTTGCCTAAAATGAAGGCCCGCTCAAACTCCCACCAGTCATAAGCCACATGCCGAAACGGAGGCAACCCTGATGAGTTCAGGGGGAAATCGAAAGAGCGGCAGGCTTCGCCTTTACTGGCAACTGGCAACTGATCACTGCTCACTGCCTTCACCCTCCCGCCGCGGCTCGCCGCGCCACCCGCCGCTGCTCCCGGTCCGCCGAGAGCTGCAGGTTCTTCAAGGCCTGGTTCACCCCGGCCTTGGTGATCTCCCCGGGGTTGGCCTTGGCCACCGCCTCCAGCTCCTCCAGGATCTTGATGGCCCGGCGGAAATTGCCCCCGGCCTGCTGCTGGATATAGGCGGCCAGTTCCCCGGAGAGCTTCAGGTCCGCCAGCTCCCGGGCCGCGGCCTCGATCTCCGCCGCGGCCACCGGCCCGAAGGTGAGCACCTGGCCCACCCGGTCGGCGAACCGCGGCGACTTGCGGCACAGCGTCCCCCAGGCCCCGGACTCGCCGACCAGGATCAGGGGCAGCCCGGCGTCGTGGAGGGCCCGCACCGTGTCCAGGAGCCGGGTCGAGCGGATCACCCGGTCAGCTTCATCCAGGATCAGGATGCGCATGGCGCCCTTTACGAGACCCTCCACCACCTGGCGCTTGTTGGCCTCGATGGAGTGCTCCCGGGGCAGCGAGAGCGCCCCGGCCACGTCCCGCATCAGCCAGGAGGCGGTCCAGTCCGGGTCCGCTTCCAGGTAGTGCATCTCGGTGTTTTGGGTGTAGACCCATTCGGAGAAACAGGTCTTGCCGGCCCCGGTCAGCCCCTCCAGGACCAGCAGGTTGCGTTTGGAGGCCTGGCCGTAGCGGCGCTTCAGCTCAGCCAGGGCGAACAGGCCCCGGCGGACGTTATCGGTGTGAATGATTCCCGGTCGCATTTAACCCCCTTTTCCAGTGAACAGTAATCAGTTATCAGTCATCAGTGGCCGCGTTGCCTTTGCTTTTACTGATCACTGGCCACTGATCACTGGCCACTATCTTTTGACTTTGCCTTTACTGATCACTGATCACTGACCACTGATCACTTGAGGGGCCACGGCCGGCCGGCCCGCGGTCTGGGCGCCGATCCATTCCTCCTGGCTCATGATCGGGCTGGGCTTGAGCCCCGCCTTCTCCCGGTCCAGGTTGACCTTCTCCATATCCACCCGGTAAGTGGCGTAGGTCCGGAGGTCGGCGGAGCGCTCCGCCTTCTCCGCCGCCGCGGTCCTGGCCTGGCTCATCTCGTGGCCCATGTACATGAGGGCCGCGGCCGCGCAGCCCTGAAACGAGAGAAACGCCGCCAGTAACATCAAACAAATGACTCTTTTCATACTTGCCTCCTTTTTTAGAGTGATCAGTAATCAGTAATCAGTAACCAGTGGCCGCGTTTCTTTGCCTTTACTGATCATTGGCCACTGATCACTGGTCACTATCTTTGCCTTTGCCTTTACTGGCCACTGGCCACTGATCACTGGTTACTATTCCACAACCGCCAGCCTGACCCGGGGCGCAGATAGCAGGTTCAGCATCTCGGCGTATTCGCCCCGGAACCAGGTGAGGAATTCGCCGTCTGCCTGGGTTGCCGGTTTGCCCCTGGCCTGGGCCGCCACAATGGCCTCGTACCGCTCCAGGGGCGTGGCGAAGAGCTTCTCTTGATCGGTCGATCGATCGGTCGATCGGTCGATCAACTCGACGCCCGCCGCCATCTCCTCCAGTGTAGGGTGGGCACTGCCCACCAATTCCTTATGGGCTGTAGCCCCTCCGGGCATCTCAAACCCACTCTCCCGCACCTGCGCCTGGCGCACCAGGTGGACCACGTTGCTCTCGGCCTGCGGCGCGAAGGTTATCGGCCTGGCGCCGGCGTCCCCGTCTGGGGCCTCCTGCTGCAGCCGCTCCAGGGGCGTCAGCTCCCCCCGGCGGTATTCGCCGGCCGGGGCCGCGGCAAAAGGCGCGGCCGCGTATTTCCGGCCGTCCCGGGGGTCGGCCACCAGCACCGCCCCGTCCCGCACCCCCAGGTAAACCTCGGCCCGCACCCCGCCGGGATAGGGCATCTCCTTCACCTGCCAGGGCTCGCCCCGGAAATCGAAGCACCCCGCGGCGTCCAGCGTCCGGTGCTCCCGGTGGAAAATGTGGCCCCAGGCCCCGGGGTCGATATCCACCACCCCCTGGATCGTCAGCCAGGCCTCCTCCTTGCTCAGGTGCTTGAGCCTGCGGTGCTCGGTGCGGTTGTGCTCCTGCAGATACCAGGCGAGTTCCTGGTTCAGATCCGCCAGGGAGAACTCCCGGCGCTCGCAGCCCGGGTCCCGGAAAAACCGGGCCTCGAAGCGCCGCCACAGGGTCTTCCAGCCGCTCTCCACCTTGCCCGTGGCTTGGGGGCGCCCGGCTTCGTGGGCCAGCAGCCGCACCCCCGCCACCTCGGCGCAGAAGTGCTGGAAGGCCTTGGTCTTGTTCAGCGGCCCCTGGTCCAGGTAGAGGGTGCCGGGCAGGCCCCGGAAGGGGGCATGGGCCTCCACCTTCGACCAGGTCCATTGCAGGAAGCTGATGCCGTCTTCGGCGCTTTCACCCTTGGCCACGCAGTAGCGCAGCACCCGGAAGCCGGAGAAATCGTCCACCAGCCCCCAGATCCAGACGCGCTCCCGCAGCTCCCGGTAATCACGGTTCTTGAAGATGGTGGGGGAGAGCTTGAGGACCCACTCGCCGCCCCGGTGCCGGTGGCACTGGAAATATTCGCTCCGGGAGGCGTCCATCTGGTGCAGTTCGTTGGGCTGCGACGCCTCGAAGCGGGCCTCCCGGCGCTGCACCCGGGGATGGAGCTGCAGCTCCCGGGCCAGGCGGTTGACGGTGCCCTCGGGGATGGAAGCCGCCAGGGCGCAGCCTTTGGCGGCCGCCTCGGCCTGGGCGTCCGCGGTGGTCAGGGGCCGCACCCCCTTCTTGGGATGGTATTTTTCTTTAATGATGGCCTGCACCGCCTCCAGGTATTCCGGGCGCTTGGGCACCCCCTTGGTCTTGGGGGTCTGGCGCCCGGTCTCGCCGAAGCGCCGCTCCCGCTCACGGTGGAAGGTCCCCAGGCTCATGCCCAGGAGCGGCAGCCGCGCCTCCAGCACCGCTCCCCTTTGCCCGTGCTGCGCCCCCTCCCACTCCTGCACCACGCCGGTGAAGATCCGCATGTCAATTCCCGCCACGGGGCGCCTCGGTCTCTGTAGGGGCGGCGTCTTGCCGCCCGGGGGGGAGATTGTTCACGGTCAGCAGGGCGCACAAAATCCAGCCCAGGAGGAAGCAGCCGACGCACAATAAATAAAGCAGTCCCGACTTAATGATCATCTCGCTGCTCCTTCTCCCACTGCTGTTGAGCGGCCTTGGGGATGGCGGTGTTGGCCTTGATCTCCAGGTTGGCGATGGCCCGGTCCGCCATGCCGGTGAAGGCGTAGAGCGCGTCCCGCACCAGCTCGGAGTCCACCAGCACCTGGTCCGGCACCTGGTTGAGCAGCCGGAAGCATTCCAGCATTTTGTCTTCGGCGCGCTTGATCAGGGCGAAGGCCGCGTCCGCCGGCGTCTCCGCCGGGACCTGCGCCTCCAGGTCCCGGATGCGCTCCACCTGGGATGCGATTGTCTTTTCACTGTTGTAGACCGCGGCCTTTTCCTTCTGGTCCGCATATTCCCGGGCCCGGCGCAGCGCCTTTTTGAGAGAGACCACGCTCATCTTGTTGATCTGGTCCGGGGTGTAGCCCAGGATGATGCCGGTCTCGTCGAACTCCTGGAGATCTGCCTCGCTGCAAATACTTAGGGCCGTGAGCGCTTTGGAATACCCCCCGCGCTCTTTTTGAAATGCCTCAAAGGCCGGATGGTCCAGGATGGCCCTGGCATAGGCCATATATTTGAAGGCCGTTCGTTCGGTAAAACATGGAAAGTTTTGCTCGATAATTACTGAATACGTGTTCAGTCGACTAGCGCGCTGGTGCAGCTTAATCAGCCCCAACCCCCCCAAAAAGAAGCTCTTGGCTCCATCCGCGAAACGATCCTGGGTCCAGCCGATTAATAGGCCCTCATCGTCGGGCAAATTGAAATCCTTCAGGGACTTTTCCAGGTTTTGAGCCGCTTGCGCCTCTTTGCGCTCCTTGATATCTACGACTGCCGTAGTTCCGGTTTTTGCCGACATAGATAATTCCTCCTAATGGCTGGTCTTTGCCGTTTCTTCGGGTACTACGATGCCACTGCTTCTCACTTGTTGGTAAAAATAGATCCAGCGCGCCGCCCATCGCGGCGTCGGCTTTTCCGGGTAAAGCGCATATAATTCCACGCCCATTTCTCGGATCAGGAATACCTCGCTGCTTTGCAGCACCGCCGCCAGGCCGGCATCGTCCTCCGTCCGCCAAACCTCCTCGAATTTCTTCCCCTGGCGATAGCGGTTCATTAACAGTTCCAGCCACCAGCCCTGAGTTTCTTCAAAGGTCTGCCGCAAAGCGGAATCTCCGGACCATTTGCCCGCTTGCCCTTTCAGCATTTTCCCGAGACCCGCCGCCATTTTTTCCTCTTCCAACTGTTCTTCCAGACTTAATTTCACCATCTCATCCCTCCTTCAACCCGAAGCGCCCGGCGTCGCCCTTGAAATATTCAAGCGCCCTGAACGCAAAGCGGACCAGCTTTGGACTGGTCCGCCATCCCTTGTCGCCTTCTTCCACCCGGCCGGCCGCCGCCAGGGTCTTCAGAATCCGGTAGACCCGGTCCCGGGTCAGCATCACCCCCAGGGAGACCTCCTCCAGGCTCCGCCATTCCAGGAGCGCCCCGGACGCCAGCCACTCCTCCACCGCCAGCGCCTGCTGCACCGACTGGATCAGATTCTTTTCTGACATGCCGGCACCTTTGTAGGGGCGGCGTCTTGCCGCCCATTCCTTTTGCCCCCGAACAGCCGCGCCGGCACCCCCGCCTCGATAATCGCCTCCATGATCCTGGGGACTCCATATCCCTTGGAGACCGCCCCCTCGGTGATCTTCAGCTTGGCGGCGATGTCCTTGGCGAAGATGCCGCGCTTCACCATCTCCCCTCGGATCAGGCGCTTCCACTCCTTCCGCTTGGTGAATTTATCCTTGCCCATTTTTGCATCTCGCTGTATTCTGAGTTAACCCTGGATTATGCCGTAGAAAAAGGTAGGTAATAATCTAACTATATGATATAAGGAGGTAAAACAAGCATATCAGGGGGTCTAAAAATGCTCGCCAGTGGTGAAAGCCGGAAAGGGGTGATCCGGCCG